ACCAAAGCTCCCAAGAGATCGGAATCTCTCAAGTAGCTTCTTCTTTTAAAGACAAGAACCTAGCCTAGAACAAGGTTGTTGAACCAGGAAGGGGGGAGGGTCTTAATCCTCCTTTTAACGTCGCTTGACGGGTGATTTAAGGCATTTTCCTTCGCCTTAGTTTATAGTCATCGCAGACTTCCGAGAGACCATTTTCTAGATTTAGATTTGGATGAATCTTTCGGATCCTCAGTTTTCGGTCTGAGGCTTCCACGCAGCGAACCTCCAGAGAGGCTGCTGCTAGCAACCGATGACGGTCCACGGGGAGGACGCTGAGCTCTCTTAAACGCTCGAACTTCTGCCCATGGATCCACACCCACGTGAGCGCTGTTCACGAAGGCATCAGCAACGTCCGGATCGGGTATTGTTTTGATATCAGTATCAATCAAAAGACGAGTTCCGCCAAAGCCTACATCTGGTGCGGCTGATAACGGATCGTCTTCTGACTCCGAATCCGAGACAGTTGGCAACGGTGCTTTTGAGCTGGTGACCGGAGCTGACGGGGTTTCAGATGTTTCTATACCGGAGTTTTCCATCTCCGGTAACGCCACCAAATCAGTGGTGGTCGTTACTCCCGCGTGTCCAGCGCGTAAGCTTTTGCGAGTGGGGGAACCCGAGCCACGTTTCTCATCTAACGTGACTGTAATCAATCCGAATTCCATGTCTCTGTCCGTCCACGCTCCATATGAGACAGCGTAGTTATACTTCGAGGTTTTCTGGACTGGAGGGGCGACTAAGAAGAAATTAGCTTCCTTCTCTGTAGCCTTGACATGGAAAGAAATAATACCATCTTTCTCCAAAACTTGATTCTGGTTGAAGTGACAAGAGTTGATTTCCAGATCAGGATGACCGTATTTCCAACTATTGTCAGCTTTGTTGTTCGTGATGGTAACGTTACTTCCAGCCCCGATATTCCACCCTTCACTTGAGTTATCATAAGCTATGAGCCCGTCAATGCGGCCCTTGTTAGGATCCGTGGTACTAGACGTAGCTTGATATCCCTCAGTTGATATTTCGACTGACCATTCCCCGATGGGGACTGGAAAGACAAACATCGGAACTGCTTTTGTGTTCGTATTTGAGTACCATTGAGCAGCTATCTGAAACCAGTAGAAGTTTTCGTTCTCAACGTATCTAAACCGTTGGTCTGGGATATCTCTAACTATGATAGAATCATCAGTGCTTTGGGCACTGATGATTGTGTGAGCCACCCCTGAATAGACGATAAATCGTTCCTCCTTAGCAGGAGCAGGTTCTGGGGACGGTGAAGGTGGGGGGGGGGGGTCGGGTGATGGTCCTGGACTGGGACCGGGTTCCGCGTCTACCTATTTTGGGTTTTGTAGCTGGACTCTAAGAGTGATCTTAAAAGACCCAGCCACAGAAGAAGCACCGTTCCCTTTGTAAAGAATTCGGAACTGATCCTCATCTGAGGGGTGCCACTCTAACCCGTTGATCATCTTCGCTGGGAAGCTCCGCGCACCAGTTTTGGTGATTGTGAACTTATTGATTGTTGATGCGAGTGAAGATGCTTTGCAATGGGGGTCCAACTCGTAAGAGATGGAGCCGGCTGCTGTGGAAGAGGCCTCGCTGACGAACTGTAAGACACAATTTGTGATCTTATATTCATGGTAGGCCTTGAGTACTCCATTCTGGAATGCCGGATACTCTGATAGAGACGGCCCGAAGGTGATACTTCCAGAGGAGTTGCCCGCGAGTGAATCCTTTGAGAAAACGAATGTCTCGCCACGGCTTCCTCCTCCAGATCTTGGAGTTCTTCCTCGCCGAGGACCAACTGGTCGTCGGCGTCTTCCGCGCCTGGCTGGGCCGTTGGAAGCGACCACAACCACTGGCTGCGTTCTTGCAGCAGGCCTTCGCCGAGCGACTCTCTGTCTGCGTCTGCGCGAACCATTGCCATTGGATCTAAGGACGACCGTACTCATTAACAATTTCACGAATGTGGGTCGAAACCTTAAGGTAGACTAGATAAACACCAACAACTGAAATGGGGATTGAGGATATAAATCCAAGGGCAAATCCCGCTAACAAATGAAAATCAATGTTGGGCTTGTGTGTAAGACTTGACTTCCGGCACTTGCAACTTACGTTTGTCCGGCTAGTTTTGTGCTCAGTTTAGTTTTGTGGTGACGTCAGAAATCAACCACTCCTGAAGTTTTAGGCAAAGCTCCCGATCATGTCGGAGCTCATGCAGCACTGAGACAGCTGCATTGAGATAGTTTTGAACCACCTCAAAATTGCCACATTCCGGATTGTACCCGTGGATCAAGCGGTACAACATTTTGTTTTCATTAACCGGAATGGCGAGGTTAGGGGTCTTGAAAATGCGCGAGCAGAATTCCAACTCTCCGCTAACCTCGACTTTGAAGCCCAGATCTTTATATTTTGACAAGTCTGTGTCTGGAGCTTCCAGGGCATCATCACCCATAGCGATAGCCCACGAGGCGCCACAGTGATAGGCAGCCATGACCCGAACGCGTGAGTTTGTGGACGAAGTGTTGTACGAACCACTTTTCTGCACGCCGGGTACTCGTTGAGCTAACATGGTTCCATCCGACAGGCATAAAACCGAGTTTGATATGCCCTGAAGCCAAACAGCCCTAAGGTGTCTGGTGAGCTCGTTGCAGTCGATTGTTAGGCGATTTCTCACCTCCATGTCATCCGCGAGCATCCAATCGGAGACTGACCAGTCAAAACCGGAACAGTCCGTAGGAACCAACAGGTCGCGCCAATTGTCGCAGACCTCTTCGGGAGACGCACCAACGTTCCCGGCGAGGACATCCATGAATTTTGAAACTTGGTCCTCGGTGGATAATCCAAAACCGGGTTTTGACGGAATCGCGCTCCACAACGCGATTTCGGATTTGTTTTGTCTTTGAAACAAAACCCGGGCTACCAATTGATCAATCAAGGAGACTGACATGATGAGGCGGTAACGTCCCTCATCAAGCTTACTCTGTTTATGTGGCTCTTGTTTTACAAAGAGACGAATAGGATCACAGAGATTCTCCTTCACGAGTTGCTCCGGGGAGCGAGCTTCCAAGCTTGCCTTTGACATCGTAAGTAGGCGGTCAAAGGTAAGCTGAGCTAACACTGGCAAACGATCTGGGTCTTCAACCCACCCACGATGGGTGGGGAGCCCCGCAGTGATCATCGGTAATCCGACGCCAGCGTCAAGTTGGAGCGATTTGATGGCTTCAAGGAAGTCAATTTTGAACGTTTCCCAACTTAACTCACCTCGTGTGCACCTCGGCGTATTGGTTTTGCAATTCGAGTACGCCTGTACGGTGCGATTGATCACGTTCTCTCTAGCAGCATCTGATGGAATTTTAGCTGACTCGGAACGTTCGAGCCAGCGAGCTGCTTGCAGCCGAAGAGATGTCAGTTCAGCGGATGCCCCGACTTGGGGCCACCCGAAACCGGCAGTTTTCTCACCCAAGAGAGGGTGTTCGGCACAGAGTTTTCTCCCCCATTCTGATTCGCTGCGGGGGCGCGGGTAGTACTGGGGGGAGAATTTCCCAACCTGTTCGAAGCCTGGGACTTCTTGTTTGGATGTTGATACGTCCCAGGTGTAGATGTCGGCGAAGAACTTTTGCCAGCTGCGGGCCGTTTCTTTGAGCCACGCTTGCCGCGTGGTTTCTTCAGAGCTTGATTCGCGACTTGGTCCACTATCGATTTCTCGATCTTCGACATATCGATCCTCTGGACCAGCAGATTCATTATGTTGTTCATGATTTCTTGCTGCGATGGTCCAGTAGGCACAGCCGTGTCCGGGGATGTTGCAGTAGCAATTGGACATATAGGAGTTCTGCTCCCAGTTGTGCTGGTGGGTTGGGATGCAGCGGGGGGCTGCGGTGCCTTCGGCGAAGAAGGAACAGCAGTCTTCTTTTGGGACTTGGCGACGCCGGGGGTGGCGATAACCTTGTTTGCCGCTGCTGCGTTTGTTACGGCGGACGCCGCCGCCTTCCCGTTTCCCGACTCGTCTTCGATGTCTTCCCAGTTGATGCCGCTTTTAGATTTAAAGGCGCCACGTCCTCTATTGGCGAAGACATTCTTGTACATTGTTGCCTCCTTAATCGCGGCTTCGATTGATTCAGTGACTTCTTCGGGGAAAACCAATCCCTGGGGGGGGTCGGATTCCACGACGTACTGCGGGGAGGTCAAGCCGGGTATTCCTGGCAAAGGAGCCATCAGATTAAAATTGAAATCTTTGCCAGGATGGCCTTTATGGAGGCCAACGAGAGTCTTGCCATAGAAGTAACCGGCACCGGAGTGACCGACTTTAGTGTTGGACAAGACTTGGGCGAAGTTGTCGAAATGACCACAAATCTTCGCCGAGTTTGAGCGCCACTGACCATCGCTATCAAGAAGATAAAGAGCCGCTGGACATTCTGCTAAGCGGTCAGCGGTGGTAAAGTGGACTCCTTTGCATCCGAGAATCGATTCCCAATTGATGGGTCCCACCAGAATGGCGATATCCATGGTTTTGCTTTCAAAGATAACGCGAAATTCAGTGATTGGGATGGAACCACTAGTCCGTGAGGAATAGAAAGAGCAACCCTCCTCTATATTGTGAGCAACTGTGACAATTGCGTTCCGTCCGTCGAAAAGACGAATACAGTTCGCATATCCAATGTGCTCCTTATTTTGGCGTCGCATCATGATGACGCTCCGCTTCGGAGGGGTGCTGGGAATCGAATAACTGTCATAACCTGAGACAGTTTTCTCATTGAAGAATCTTTTGAATGTAAGAATTCGGAAAATATTCTTCACCAGCGTGATGCAAAGTAATGCCGGCAGCGTCCCAAAAAGCCACCGGCACGCCTTCCACAACCAACTCGTTATAATACCTAGTGATATCAGAAGACAAACCGGTAAAGAGTAGTTGGTTATGGCCGACCATACGGCCGAGAAGAGTTGCCTCAAAAGCCCTGTCCAGATAAGGACCAGGAGCCAAAGGGCTTTCCCAACGAGGTCGTGGAAGGCAGCTTTCAAAGCACGTGAGGCGGTAGTGCAGGAATCTTTTAAAAGACTCCATGCCGCTTTGAAAGCACTCTTGCTGTCCAACGATAGCTTTTGCCAACCCACTTGTATTATATCTGAGTAGGAACTGCTCGTAGAAAGAGCGGGTTGACATGGTGGACAGGTCGATGCGGAGTTCTGGGTTCTGTCGAATGTCACCATCAGCGGAGAAGGCAGGGAAGTACCCCACTGCGAGCCCCCATCGAACAAGTAGTTCGGTGTAAGAAAGGGGGAGGTTAAGGTGACCGCGCCAAGAGTAAGATTCTCCTGTGAGGAGAATTGGCAACAGAAAGCCAAGAGACACACAAAATAAATCGATTTCATTTTGGGTGTATCGGAAATCTGTTACTGCTCGCGTGAAGAGTGGATCTAGAGCACGGAGCGAGAGTTCAACACTATAACGAGTGAAGAACGATGGCGTGTGGGAGGCGACGTCGAACACAAGAACTCGCCCGCAAGGTTGGGCGATGAACATGCGTTAATAACGAACACGCGAGTTGATCGCTAGAGCGGGAGGAGGGGGTTTTATGGGCTGTGAGCTGGAAGCGTCGAAACAGCGCGGGAACAGTGAGCTTAAGCTTTGAAGGCTGAAAGCGTTAAAGGCCTGAGCGTCTGAACTGTTGAAGACACCCCTCGGTAATCTTTGT